CCAGACTCTGCAATGGTAGCCGCTGATCTGGCACCTGCCGCTGTTAAAAGTCTAATTTCAGTCTGTAGGTAAGCCGCAAAAGTTTCGCTGTTTGTACCGTCGTATGTGTCGGTTCCAAACTCACCTTCGTAAATGAAGTCCATTACTTGGCCATCATTTGAACCATCACTTCTTAATTTCGTGATGACGATTGGTGTTGCTTCTTTTGACATGGCCGCAATAACTTGTTGTACTGCGCCATTCGGTCCCAATTCAGTAGATGAAAAGTCTGTTCCGTTGACAGCCATGTCAAGCGTCACAGCAGTGATCGTCTTTCCTGAAAAGTGGTTAGTAGTATTAGATAATGTAGGATTTCGTTTAATTGTCATTTGTTATTCCCTCCTACTATTATACTAATGTATCAGCCGCAACAGTTGTACCTGCTATGTCAGCCACACCGTCTTCTGTTGTAGAAGAAGCAGTTGTTCTGAATTTAACAGATGTGTTTGTTCCAGCCGTGTCAGCATTGTCGTATGCAGAAGCAAGGTTAGTCGCTGTTGCAAACTCACCTTCGATTCCAATTGTTACTACGCCTGATGCCGCATTTTTTACGTTAAAGTACACCACTGTGCCTCTGGTAGCGGCTAATTGTAGAACTCTGTCTACTAAACCGTCTTTGTGGAAGTTTCCACTAGAGTCGTCGTGTGCTCTTAGGTCCATAGCAGTTGCTGAACTGTCTTTAACAGTTACGGTAAAAAACGATGTTGGTATACCGTGTCCTGTGTACAAGTTGTCAATTGCAGTACCTAAATTGTTGTTGTTTGTTACTATTGGCATTTAGATATCCTCCTTATGACCTATTAACTTACACCTTCAGAAGTGTCAGACAAGTCTTTTGTCGCCACCACTGCTGATGATATATTTGCCGTTACTTTATCTGGTGTCAAAGCATTTAAACCTTGTACAGCAGTTTGAATTGCCGCCACAGTTGTTGTGCCTGATTGTGTGTCAAGAGCGTCTGCTCTAACCATAAACACTTTCGCAGTGTTAGATGCCTTAATGGATCCTTCACCTAGAATGTTAACACCTTGGTTTTGGATTGCCTCTTTTGCAAGTTGCAATGCCGCTGTATTAGCCGATGCATCTGGATGAGTAGTTTCTCCACTTATGTTAGCCGCAAAGTCAACTGATAAGAATGCAATTTCTACACCCTCTAACTCTGCTACTGACTGTGATTGAAAGTTTCCTCTTCCACCTGCCGGTAATGTTCCGTCGTATGCCATTTTTAATCCTCCTATTTTCTCTGATTTTAATGACTATGTCACCGCTCCGGTGACAGTTGAAATTATTTATGGTAAATGTTGGTAAATTCTACTATATTATTAAGTTTTTTGCCAAACTTCGTCACTTTTTACCCTAGATCTGCGTTTATACCCTAATGACCTAAGAAGTTCAGTTGTGCCTGAATACATAGGGCGTCTGTCACCTATGCCATCCTTCCAGGTGGTTTTCAATTCGATGTTGACCACAGGACTGTTTTCTGTCAATGTTTTGACTGCACCCTGTACCACACGTAATTCAAATCCATCAACATCTATCTTTACAAAATCCACATCTGTAAAATTGTAACTGTCTAGTGTCTTACAAATAATGTTGCCTGGCTGTTTAGTTTCTCGTAACACGGTCCAACTGCCTTGCTGTTCAGCAGTGTGTTCTTTGTCTGATAGTCCTACATTGTGTAAACTAACGTTGCTTTCTAATATATTCTTTTTGAAACATTCAATAAAATTTTTGTTTGATTCAAAGCAGATTACTTTGCGAAACAGTTTGGCTAAAGGTCTAGTCCATTGTCCTATGTTGCTACCAATGTCTAAACAGGTTCTAAAATTTTTGACATATTTTAAGGCAGTGTCTCTTTGCAGTTGTTGTCCGTTACCTGCATCTTTTAAGAAATGTGGCTGTGTGTGATCTAAGTATCTTACCCAAAAACTATTGCCTGTGAGAGCCATTACTTCTTACTACGTTTGGCTCTGTCTGCAATGGTCTGTAATAGTCTTACAAAAGTGTAACCACCTTTGGCGATGTCATCGATCATTTTCATTATGGGGTAGTATGAACTTGCCAGTGGGCCTGCAAGTCCTTTGCCTTGTCTGGCCTGATCCACTGCTATCTTGGCACGTCTAATGTTGTTTGGACCAACAAGTATTCTGTATGCATTAAGTTCGTCAGCAGACATATCAACTACATCTGAAGTCCTTTCTGCGTCAACAACATTGTCTAGTTCAAAACTATTTTGTCCTGCAAGAGCATCTACCTGTCTAGCAATATCAGTGCCACCTAGTTTTGCTCTGAGAGCCTGTAACAATCTAGTCACTGTTACTTTTTTACGTTGACTGTTTAACTTTGTAAAATCACTGATTGCTATTCTTAAATTTCTATAGTCGCTGTTTGATATTCCAAATGCTCTTTCTAGTGTGGCCAAAAATTGATAGTCGTTGCTGAAGGTTCTAAGATATCCTTTTACTCTCATGGTTGGCAATGGGTGTCTCTGTCGCATGGCCTTTGCTTGTGTTTTGTTTGCAAGTTTATCCAGTATGTCTGTATTACCATCCACCACTGCCAACATGTTATGGAGATCGTTTGCAGTAGTTCTTACTCTTTCAAAGCCGCCATATGTCAGTGTGGCGTTTGCGTACTGCTTTACAAATTGTCTATAACTGTCAAATTTGTGCAATAGTGATAGTGCAAGAAATGATATGTAGATTCTTTCTTCTATCTCTCCGTAGGTATATCTACTTAGATCATCTTGTCGTCTTACAATTCTTGCTTCAGATACATACTGTAAAAAGGGTGTTATCATATACCTATTTACCGTATGCAAAATTTGATTCTTACAGATATAATGAAAACTGGACATCATTATTTTTATGGACATTATATTAATTTTGCTGATATACCTGGCCAAAAGATTGATGTGGTAAACGATTACTATCTATTACCAACTGACCTTAGCAAATACTCAAGAAAGATTGCCTTAATCTGTTCTATGAATTCAAACTATGTCCAAAGCAATGAATATGTACAAGATCTCAATAGACGTATTGCCAGATTAAAACAACTAGGATTCCAATTCATTATGGCATCACCATGGGAAAGTAGAGCCAATGTGGACGGGAATCAAATAATAAAAAATTATACTAAAGAAACAATTTTGACGTGGTATGGTGAACATGATTGGTTTTGGTATTTTATGTGGTACAGACATCACCAAAAGACATTCAATATTGATCACAGCAACAAGAAATATGATTTTTTATACCTAAACAAACTAGGCAGAGAACATAGAAAACAACTGTACAGGAAAATGCAAAGCACTTTGATACTAAACAATAGTTTGTATTCTTATTTAGATCAAAGAAATCCTAAGCGTTTACCTAAGCAGTATGAAGCACCATGGGTGCATAACGGAATCTATCAAATGGAGAATCTAAATGGACAGGACCAGGATATTTTTGAGCCTCCTTACAACGATACCACTTGCAGTTTGATCACAGAAAGCAATGTGATATCAACAGATGAAATCTTTATAACAGAAAAGATATGGAAAGCAGTTATCATGAAGCACGTTTTTATTGTATACGGCAATTATAAAACATTAGACTGTATGAAACAACAAGGATTCAAAACTTTCAATGACATATTTGATGAATCATATGACCAAGAAGCCGATCACCAAAAGCGTAAAGAAAAAATTGTTGATCTTTGTTTTAAGATTAAAGCAATGGATCCAAAAACCTTGTACCAACAAACGCAGGATATAAGAGAACACAATTACAAAACATTTTTCAATAGAATGAATATTGTAAGAAACTGTACAGACACAGTAAGTCTATGGTTGACTAAACACGATCAAGCAGTTCGGCAATAGTAGGAAATAAAATTTTATAATCTGTGCTTCGTCTTCTATCAAGTTCTCTAATGTAAGTTTTCAAAAGTTTCTGTTGCATCAAATCAGGTTCTGTGTTTCTGCACTCTTCGGCAATACCTTTCAAGTTGTTTAGGTATCCTGTCTTGATGGGATCGTTCTGTGTATCAAACTTTGCTATTGCTTGATTGATACCAAGATCCAGAATTTTATCACCAAAAATAGTTGGATTGAGATAGGGTCTACCTGCGTCTCCGGCCTTCATCATTGACCAATAGACAGGTCTAACTTTGCTCCAGGCATTGACCTGCTTCACAAGATCAGGCATAGTTGGCACAGTCAAAGCCATCAGTGCTGAATTGACACTTAAAGTTATATTTGTTTTATACAACATAAATTCCATGTTGCTAGTATATTTTTTAAGATCAAGTCCGTTCCTTACGTACTCGGCCTGTGGTCCCCAACAGTCTAGACTTCCAACTACTTGCAAATTGTTAATTCTATTTGTTTCTACCAACTTCCACATCCTGTCAAGCCACTTCTGCACACGCATGGTGTCCACAGTTAGGTTGCTAAAAATCACAAGATCCAACTGCGGATTTTGATTTACTTCCAAATACTTCACAAGTTTTTCTGTTTCTTTTTGTAGGAATGGCTCACCTCCAAGTATAATAATTTTTCTAAGGTTTTTGATATTTTCTTCAAGCCATTCAAACAATTTAACATTTAACATTTCCATATCTTGATGCACCTCGGTCTTTCCTGGTATATAAACGTGTTTGCCCGGATCTCTTGTTCCACCACTATTAAACTCTCCATGTATTCTATTTTCATTATCTATGGTTGAACTGAACAAACTATTACAGTAAACACATTTTAAATTACAAGTATTACTGAAATATATTTCTAATTGTGTGGGTGTAACATTAACAGCAGACAGATCATTGTCCAACTCCTTTGGTGCATAAACACCACTCATGTCCAGGTGATTCATTCTATCCGACTGCCCGCCTGCTTCTTCTGTTGTTTTACAGTGTTCACAGCCTCTACCTGGCCATTGTCCGTTCAACATCTTAGTTCTTGCTTCTAATTTTTCTGGAATGTTATGAAAGTTTATTTTCCCATTTTCCATAGTAATAGGATCATGAGTTACTCTGTGACAACTTGCAGTGGTGCCCATTGTGAGAAACACTGTTGAGTGATTCCACTTGAGTTGGCAAGGAATACCTTGCTTTATAGGAAATGGTTTTGATTTCATTGTTTATTAGTATTTAAACAAATAAGTATTTGCATGGACAATAAACTTAAATGTGTTTTGGCTGATTGTGGCATAGGAATTGAAAATTCTGGCCATGTTAAGATGTGTAATGCCAGCATTGATGTTTTTAAAGATAAAAACGGCACTCCATATCGACTCGATCAACACAATTTACAAGACATTTGGGACAACAATGTTACCAGAAAAGAAATAAAAGATTCTTTAGACAAAGGTATTAAACATAAAAACTGTAGACTATGTTGGGACGCTGAAGACAGCGGTGTAAAAAGTATTAGGCAAGTTGTCAATAGTATATTCACAGATGTCAAACCACTGCCTAATCAACCAAGAATATCGATACTTAAACCAGGTAATCTTTGTAACTTTGCTTGTAGAACTTGTAATGTAGAAGCAACCAATCAATTGTATGAGATCGACTATCAGTTAAGAGACAAACCTAGTGCGTTGATAAGAGACATTGAAAGTATAAGAGCAGACAAAAAATTATCATATCAGGACTACTTAAAAACTTTTGAATCTCAAAGAAAAAGTTTTCACAAAGACAGTGACTTTTGGAAAGTGATGGATACCTGGGCAGAAGGAACAGTGCATTATGCTCTATTTGGTGGCGAACCATTTGTAATGAAACCATTGTTTGATATGTTGAACAAAAGTTATGAAGCAGGTCATAGTGCCAAACAAGATTTATATATCAGTACTAACGTTAGTGTTTGGTCCGAAAAATACGTTGAAATTATAAAAAGTTTTGGTTCTGTGTCGATTGGTTTGAGTATAGATGCTGTTGCCGATCAATTTGAATATATGCGGTATCCAGGAAAATGGGAAAAGATTAAATCAAACATAATGAAATTTCATAATCTTAGACAAAACAATCCTAATATACAATTGAAAGTCAGTGCCACATGTAACCCATTCAATATATATTATCTTGATGAACTTTATGATTTTTTTAATGACTTAGAAATACCCATAGACATACACTTAATTCAGATTCCTGAGTGCTATGATATTAGAATATTGCCTCAACAAGTCAAAGATGCTATTACAAAAAAACACCAACACAGAAATGATTTATCCCATGTGTTGACTTTTTTAAATTCAAAGATGACCAATGCTGAATTATATCTCAAAGACTTTATCTATATTACAAAAGGCACAGACAAAATACGTCAACAAAAATTTGGTGATGTCATGCCTGAATTTGATTTGATTTTAAAAGAAAACGGAATTAATATTTAATTTTTAAATTTGTTTATCATTGTAAGATTTCTTTTTGAAAATCCTAAACGATCAACAAGTTTTACTGCACCGCCCTGTTTGTCTACTGCTACAAAACCTTCTGGTTCTGTTACTTCTAGTCCGCTGTCTGTTTGACTAAATGAACCTATTTGCATTGCTTGATTCATTTTTCTCAGTATGAAACCTTTCATTGCCTGTGTCTGTTTGTAGAAGTTTAACATTCCTTGTAATGGTCTTCTTAGTCTATTCAAAAACACTGGCATGTTTTTTATCTTTTGTTGTCTAAGATCTAAGGCTTTCTGTGCTTTTAGTCCAGCAATCTGTTGTTGCATTTTTTGTTGATAAAACTTCTGAAAGCCAGCAATGAATTGATTAGCATTGGTTGGCAGTTTACCTTGTTTGACTTGATCGTTGATGTACATCTGAAAGAACGGCACAAAGTCTTGATTGCCTTTAAACATATCACTCAGATTTCTTGGCACTACTGTCAACAGTTGTTCTAATTTGTCTATTTGTGCCATAAACGCACCTGTTTCGTCTTTTGTAAACTTGGCAGATCCAGAAACATCTTTGTAGGTTGCATTATCAAAAAACACATCAGGAGTTTTATTGAATGAATCAACATCAGCACCTGCCACTGCATCCATGTCCGATAGTGTGTCACCGTTGTAGGTTGTGTGAAATATTATGCCTACCTGTGCTGATTCTATCTGCTTGGCAACATCTGTTCCTTCTTCAACTGCATATGTTATTGTGTTTGGAGTAAATGTGATATGCTGTTTGCCACCGATTGGCTTTCTCGATAAGTCTTCATCTGTAAACAACAAATCTCCTTGTACAACACCTTTAATGTTTAGTTTTTTTAAATGCACTAGACATTTTAAAAGTTTTTGTCCTAAATCTTCTGTGCCGTGATTACGAGCAATGTCGGATTTTGTGTAATTGATTTTTGGTGATTTTGCAAACACAGACTTCGTGCCTACAAACCAACGTCCGTTATCTGGATTAGTCCCACATACCACAGCAGGAGCACCGTCCCATTTGACACTGACCTGCACAGGATTGACTGTGGTGCCTTGTAAAGTAACAAGCAATCCTTTGTAATAATCAATTACAGATTTTGCACCTTCAAATCCATTTGTTAAAACAATGTCTTCAATATGTTCAAGGTGTGTACGTTTGAACTCGTTTAGGATATCTTCAACTAACATTTTAATCCTCGTCTTTGAAGTCGCCTTGCTTCACTGTCAAAGAATTTTTTATGTCTTTTAGTTCTTTAATTCTGCTTACACCTTTATGAAACTTGTTACTATCTAAATTTTTTATTGCTGAATTAAACTTTTTTTCTAGTGTGTATGCTGTTTGAGGATCGAAGTTTTCTCTAATATATTGAATAAGATTTATTGCACTGTCTATAATGTGCGATGCTCTGTGTTCAACAAAGTTTTCTGGTTCTTTATTGATACGAACACTGCTGAGTTCTTCTAAAATACTACGTGTTTTTTTCTGCATACTTGTTGTATTTACATTTATTGTAGCACAGAAAAAGCATTTGTCTATTGTTATTATGTGTGTTTTTGCTTAGATTTTCCTATAAACAAAGTATTTTCTCTTGTTAGTGTCGTCTCTGATGTCTAATACTTTTAAATTCAACTTATCTGCTAGTTCAATTATGAAAGGCACGTTCCAAGCAAAAAAGTCAATCCATTTTGATTCGGGTTTATCATGCGGCATACCTGGATTAACTCTAAAAAACATTACCCCATCCTGCTCCAAAAGACTGGCACAATGAGCAACTTCTGTTTCTATCTTAGACTGCGAGCCAAAGTTAATTGATCCAAGACACAATATAACATCAAATTTTTCTTTTGGTTTATAATCAATTGTGTTTATTATAATATCTGCATTGTCGTTGTAAGGATCTATACCGGTAAGAAAATTAATCTTGCCTTTGAATTCATTATAGCCACATCCTACATCAAGCACACTTCTTGGTCTTAATTTATTAACTTCATCAATAAGTTGAAGACCACTGTGTTTCCATTTTTTCATATCGGATTGCCATACCGTAGAAAAGTATCTATGTAGGATCGCATCATCAATTGCTCGTGCATACTGCTCTACATTGTTATATTTTTTGTCTAAAACTATACTAAAGGTATCTTTAATGTATTCGGGTGTTATCTCACCTTTACCAAGATCTACTATTAATTGATTAAGAATTTTCTGATTCATTCTTTATTTTACAATATACTTCTACATCTGTAAACCGCAAATAATTCATGCTTTGAATTCCAAGTGTTTTTTGTAGTTGTATGTTATCGATAAAAGAATACAATCTGTGTTTACTAACAAAGTTTCTTATGGATTGATTTTGCGAGGCAATCTGTTTTTTCATAGTTTCGTCATCTTCATACCATTGGTAATTAGGATAAGTGATATCCCAACCTCCAGCCTGTCTCCACCAATCGAAACAGTCTTGGTCGTGTCTATAAACCAACACAATAGGATCATCAAACAAGTCAGCAAGTCTGTCCACGTGTTTACTCAACACATGACTTTTTATTATTCTGATTTTATCAGAACCTTGAAAAGGAGCGTCAAATATTTTTTCAAGATCTTGCTTTGATAACGTATCAAAATTTTCAAGTTCATGGCCAAACTCCATACCTGGATCAAAGTAAGCACCTCTGTGCATCAACTTTTTGGCTTTGGGCGGACTTTTGGGATTGAAATATGTTCTTTTAGGCGTGTCGTCTGATTGATCAATTTGTTCTGAGTAATAGATGCTATTGGCCACACCGCTCCAGCGTGAACCAGGAGCACCTACTACAAAGATATATTTCATTATTTTAACAGTTGTTCTTTATACACTGTATTATATCCTAATTGATTTTTACCAAAGTCAGTCAAGGTTTTGAGTGCACCTGGTGTAATAAACGATTTCAATGTTTTTACTGCCTTGTCACCTTCGCTACCCACTCTCCAGTTGTATTTGCCAACTTTTGCTTCTATGGCCGCAACTGATTCTGGATCACTGATCATCTTGTTAAGTGCTGAAACAAGTTTGTCTTTGTTGGGATTGCCTTTGTTTACCCAGAATGCTTTCTGTAGTGCATCTCTCCAACTTTTCACAAGTCGATATGCATCATAGAAATCACCTTCTGGTGCCACACCCCACATGTCTTCGTACAGTGCTTCAAATGTAGGTTCCGCAAAGTTTGGATCATTGTCATGTTTGCCTGTTTCCACATTTAACAAGCCATGATGAAACCATGTGAATGCATCACCCTGTTCAATTACAGGCATCACGTGTTTCTTGTATGCCGCTGGATTTTCTCTTGTGGCATTAAGGTCACCTCTTCTAAAGGCCAATCTTCTTTCAGAACCACTCATGCCTTTGACCCAGGTTATCTTGTATTCCCAAGTGTCAAGATAGTTTTTCTTTGGCCCTGTAAGCAGTTGCACAATTGCCATTATCTCAGGTGTCATACCTGAACCTGCAGAAAACTGTATAGGTCCATTCAACACATCTGTGTTCTTTTTGGCACCAACAATGATGTTCAAGTTCATCTGTCCTATAGATTCCCAATCAAGATAGTTATAGTCCACAGGTTCCACAAGATAACTGATACCGTTTCCACCGTGTGAAACAAGTATAGTCTTGTCATCAAACCTCAGTTTGTTTTGAAACTCGTTAGGTCCCAATTGATCTCTCGCACCTGGCTTGTAGATCAAGTTGATCTTTTCACCCAAATGTTTTTCCCATTCTTTAACAACTATCTGTGCCCATACAGATGTTCCACCTGATGGTTTTTGTGGCACTATCAAGTTGTATTCTGCCAATGCTGTTGT